CTTCAAAATCGTCTAAAGTTGACTGTATTAATCCCTCAATCTCCTCAAGAGCCTTGCGGTAGCAGCTTCGTTGCCGCCACATTTTTAACCAAGCCTCAGACCATCTTATGTTGTCATTGTGGCTATAATCTAATTTTTCTTGTAGCTCCTCGCACTCCTGCGTTTTGCGGGCGAGTTGTTTGTAATAGCAGTTTGGGAAATTGCTACATTTTTGATGTGCTCGTATTATACAATTTTCTTGAGAACCATAAAATTCGCAATCCCCCACATCCACGCCGTCAATTATTATCTGTTTTTTATCTGTCATTGTTACCCCCTTTAGTGCTTCTATTTCTGTAATAAACGCTTTGTAACATTCACGGAAGTAATAACTTTTACCCGGTCTGTTGACAGCTCAAATACATCAACCGATAAAATATATTTAAAGCCATTTAAAAATTTTATTATGTCAAAATTATTAATTATTGCCTTCTCCTGCCAATATATTTAATATGTTCTCTAAAAACTCATTTAAAAAGTATTGCTTAAATTCCGAAGAACCCAGCTCCTCCGATTGTATGTGAGCATTCTGTACCTCTGCTCTAACAGCATTTAGCTTAATATGTTCATCAGTAAGTCTTATAGATTTCTTGGCAAGTTCGGCTATCTGGGAATGAGTCAATCCGGTAAAATATTCATCATCAAGCGGATTATTCTTCATACCCATTTCAGTCATTACCTTATCTCGGATAAAGTCCTTGTAACCTTTACCTTGTAAGATTTCTGTTATCGTAGATTTAATCTGACCTTGAACACATTGTTTTATAAGATAACGCAGTCTGCTTTCATCACTAAATAATTCTTCTTTTATTAATTCCGGCAATTTTTTCTTTATATGCTCTGCAATTTCTGCTTGATTTTCTAATTGTAATGTAGTGCTTATGTGCATTAATATTCCAACCTTTCCAAATTTACGTTTTCATTTATGATATCCCATATTTCGTCATACACTTATGAAATAGGAATTTCTCCTCGCAATTAAAATTTGCCATAGCAAGCCATTAGCCACGACTTACAGCTTCATTTCTTATTTCGTCAGTAAGCCTTCTTAAGCAAGGCATTTTACAATCCTTAGTTGTACAAAAAGTCATATCTTTGTATGTGAACATTATTCCCCCTTATACAATTTACAAACACGTCTAATATGGGTAAAAAACTTTTTTTGACATTTATCGCATAAGTTGAAGCCAAAAATCAGTTTCTCACCTGTATATCTTTCATTGATTGAAAGTGAAAAACGTTTGTCGTTAGCACTTAACTCCTTTCCGCAATTATTGCAAATGATTTTTATCATTTCTTACTCCCATGTCTTGAAGTAACATAAACTGCACCTTTGAATTTTTCAGGGAAATCTATATAGATGCTTCCATCATTTCTGATGAAACGACAAATATCAGCAATATTTATAGCCGAAATACCGTTAGGAATTTCCATACAGATATCACCTAACATTGAATTCGGATATTTATCTCCGGCTTTAAAAGTAATTATTTCAACCTTGCCAAAATTGATAATGTTAATAAACATACCATTTTTAAAATCATAATCTACAACGTCTTGAATATTAATACCTTGTCCACCTTCAACGTCAGTAGTTTCTATCGCAATATTGGCAATACATTCTTCATGGTTTAATTCCGGATATTGTATTTTTACATCAATTCTTTCTTTCATTTTAACCTTCCTATAAGTAACTTTTAATCAAGTCTGTTATTTGCCTATCAAAAGGCTTTTTATCGTCTGTTTCAGACCAAAGGAATATTGTTACACCTAGATAAGCCATCTCTTTGTAGAATGACACTAGCTTTGTGTGAACATTGAATTCAATACCTATGTTTTCTGAAAACTCATTGAAGCTTTCAATTGTAACAGGTACTGTCTTTGTAATTTCTTTGTATAACCTTTTGTAAGTAAATTTCTGTTGGAAGTTCTTGATATATTCAAAAACTTCTGTGCTCAATTCATTTAAGTCTTCGTGATTGAAATCTAATTCGTGAGCAGGATTTCTTATATAAAGTGTTAGCTGTGTTTTAACCTGTCTTGAAATCCTATCGAACACAACCATCTTTCTGTTAATTTCTCTTATATCTCCTCTAGCTATAATATCTCTTGCTTTTGAGATATCGGAAAGAAGATTTGATACAACTTTTTTCATTACATGCCTAAACTTTCACAATAATCTATCAATCTTTCAGCACAATCTTGTCTGCCTATTGTTGCAAATAGGTCGCATAACTTGTATGCAAACCTTTTATTTAATTTGTACATTTGTACAATTCTCTTTTCCCTTTTGCATATTGTTCTGAATTCATCAAATCCATATCTGCCCATAAATGTGTACATTCTATTTTTTGATAATCCGGCTATATCCGCTAAATCCGTAATCGAACATAATTTCTCTTTCATTGGCATAGCTCCTTAATTGGAACTGTCAGGAGGAGTGAATTCTATAGTCAGGACTGTACTCTTGTAAATAAAAATACCTGCTGCATTAACGATTAATTCTAAATCCAACATTATATTTTTCCCTTTCTTTATTTGCCCTTCTTGCTTCTGCTAAATTTGAGAAATCAATTTTCTTAAATTCGTTCAACAAGTATTGAGCCTGCTCTACACTAATTTCTTCGCAATTGAGAGCAACATGTACTTTGTCCATGAGCTCCTTAATTTCTCCTGATAAACTTCCAGCCCTTGCCCTTGGAGTATTTAACAGTTGGTTGTATTTATCCTTGGAAACTTTTAGGCAGGAAGTAAAAAATTCGTAAGTCGACATTAATATTCTCCTAAAATATACTTTTTGAAAAAGTACAAAATATCCTCATCCGTTAACTTTTTCGAGGTTCTGATAATCATTTCGCCATTTAATTTATCAACAACGATTTCTGTATTTCCCTCTACATAGCGCTGCTTATTAATTCTCTTTTTACCTATATTGAATAAATTTATTAAAAATCTAAACATTACTCTCCTTTCATAGCTGTCTACATCTCGTCTAAAAAGCTAATCTCTACTTCTATTCTCGGATTTTCTCTATCTAGCAGGACTTTTGAACCATCTGTAGAAACGATGATATTTGAGTTATCATCGACAAATACTTCGGCTTTAACTAACGCATCTGCAATAGCCTGCATATAGCCCATTAAATCGCTTCTAAAATTCTTTTCCTTATAGAATATACATCTTAGATTGCAAGGCATGTCTATGGGCTTGCTAGTGGGCTTAGCTTCATGAATAAATGTGCATACTTGCTTTTCAAATTCTTTGTATTGTTTGCTAGGTAATAATAAGGTTCTTCCATTCTTTAATGTAACGATGCTAGAATGGTTTTTCTTAGTACGTGGCTTTACTGGTATTGTAAATTTAATCATATCCTCTCCTTTATGGTAGAGGTTATGTGCGATTATATTTTTATTCGTTCTGTTATTTTCTGATACATTCCATTGAATATTAGCGGTATTGTAATATTCGCAGTACCATGTCTGTTTTTTGCTACAATAAAGTTCATATCTTCCGGATTTTTAGAGTCGTCAAAACAGAAGTCACGATGTACAAAAAGTATCATATCTGCATCCTGCTCAATTTTTCCGCTATCTCTTAGGTCAGATATTCTAGGCTTTTTATCATCTCTGTCTTGTATGTTTCTGTTTAATTGGTGCAATGCGATAAAAGGTTTTTTAGTTAGCATTGCAGTTAGTTTGATAGTTCTTGATATATCAGAAAATTTCTCATAGCTTGCTTTATTGCTAAAACTGTCAATTAAGCCTAAGTAGTCAATAAAAACAATATCTGAATTAGATTTCATCTCAATTGCTTTTATGGTTTCTATGCCTACTGTTTGGTCTTTAAATATTCTGATAGGCATATTTTTTAGACTTTTAGCACCTTCCATATATGCTTTTTTGTCTTTTTCTGATAGTTCAAATGTTCTGAATTTGCTGGCATTAACTTCGGCTATGGAACATATAATCCTTTGTTGAAGCTGTTCTCTTGGCATTTCTAAGCTGAATATATCAACTTTTTTACCTTGACTTGCAATTCCTATTGCTAAATTAAGAAGCATACAGGTTTTGCCACAACCGGGTGTAGCAGCTAAGACAACCATATCGCCCGATTGAAAAGAACCAATAACCTTATTAATAGAAGGATATTGAGTAAATACAGCTTTTTCTTTTCTTATATTATAATCTGATATTGCATCTTCTGCGTGAAAAGAAACATCTACCATATCAGTTTCTAGTGCATATTCTTGTTCTTCATCTATAATCTTTAAGAAATCAGCTTTATTTTCAGCTTTCCTATAGCATTCAACAAAATATTCTTTTTGAATTTTTTTAATCCAATAGTCAATTGTGCCTGCTGTTGTTGCATAATTGTATAAATCTACTACATAACCATCTAATTTTGCTTCTAGTCCTGCTATAAGTCTAACTTTGTCTACAAATTGTTTAGTACCTATTAATTCAGAGTCTTCTGTTTTGCACAAATCTTTGATGATTTCATATATAGTTCTTACACTTTTACTGAAAATCATCTTAGATGGTACATACCTAAAGACTCTTTTAGCAATATACAAATCCAAGAATGGTTTTTCGGCATATAGAAGTGTTGAAATCAGAGTTGCTTCATTGTATTCGTAATCAATCTCCATTTCTTTCTCCTAGCCAATCTTCGATTGATTTGTATCTTATAGTAGGTTCATTGGATTTTGGTTTATTATTAGGATTAGATTGATAGTTATTTCTTTCCCAAGTTCTAACACAAGCTTGCCAATCCTTCATACTTGTTTTACCAACTTTCCAACCATTACTTTGGTAGTGGTTTATAAAACGAACAGGGTCAACAAGATTATTTCTTTCCTTGCAATATCTTTCAACTTCTTCTAGTGTTGGTGGTACAAATTTTAATTCGCCTATATAATCTATATTATTTACTTTCTTATATACTATATTATTATGTAAACTTTGTTTAACGGTACCGTTAAACTTTGTTTCATCCACCGTTAAACATTGTTTACTACCGTTAAACTTTGTTTCATTAATTTTATAAGTGCAATATTTAACACTTCCACTATGAACTTCTTGTTTTACTATTAGATTTTTATCCAAAAGGCTTTTAAGATTTTTGATAACACCTTGTTTTGTAGAATTCGTCCATTCTGAAAGGTATTGTAAGCTACCATTGAATTCTTGCTCTGATGTTTGAGAAAATCCATATATGATAGCGTAAATCAATAACTCATTTCCTTTTAATCCTAATTCATTAACCATCCAACCTTGGATAGTTACGTAGTTTTTGTAATTAACTAATCTATCCCCCATCTTTTTTCCTCTACTAAATTATGAAGTGATAAATGCTTATTAATCCTAATCGCATTGCCTTGATTGCTGCCATAGCCTTATTATTCACTTGCAGCTTCCTGAACAGAGCCACCCAGTAATTTCTTACTGTAGTAGGTGCCAGGTTCAGTTGATTTGCAGTGTCGGCATCTGACCAACAGGCTCGCATTAAGATGTCAAATTCCCGCTTAGTTAGTTTTGTTGCCATTATTTTTCACCCCAGGGTAAATTTTCATTTTCTGCTACAAACGCTTTTTTGTCTTTATCAAAGCTTACTTTAGTGTAAGAGTTGGCAATGAACTGAGTCTTTGATACTTCAATACCCTCTTTATTCTTGTACTTGTTTACGCTAATTCTGCCTTCAAGATAAACACTGTCTTTTTTCTTGATTTCATCGGCAAATCTTTCCGCTGTTTCTCCAAACAATGTTACTTCCACTGACTCATAAAGACTTTTTCCTTCCTTATCCCTGCCAAGGTAGATACCTAACAATACCTTAGTGATAAATCCGCCTTTTTCTGTTGCTCTTGTGTCAATGTAGTTGGCATTTCCAATCAATTCAAATTTGTTGCTATTCATTTTTGCTCCTTTCAGCTATAAGCTTTTTGTCTAATATATCCTTTTGTGATTTCAGTTTTTCTTTAGCTTCTTGTAATGCTTGCGCTAAGGCTACCTGTGTGCCTAAATCGGCATGTATTCTTTTTATGTAATAACAAGGGGTGAAATTAGGATTAAACGCGAAGAAATCGCACCAAGCACGCTTAGAAACATATATCTGCATTTGCATTTGGTCTAAGTATTCTTTATCTATCTTTTCATCCAAGATTAATTGAAGAAATCTATTGTCATTAGGATTTTTTATTTCTAATAAACCTTCTTCATTTACTAAGCCATCCGGAGAACATCCTTCAAACTCATCAGTTTCTATAAAGCCTACTTGTTGTACTTTGTTTCCTGTTTCCAGTTCATATACTGCCCTTGCTTTAGCTTCATAGTCGTTTCCTCTTTGCATATTAGAGTTCTTGTATTTATCAGAATATTCCTCATAATTACCAGAAGAGTAGTATTCTGCTAACATTTGTTTTATTAGCGTCTGAACACCTCTTCCCCTTGCTAAGATTGTACTGGCGTGGCTTGCCGTAAACTTAAGTTTTTTGATATCATACCACTCTTTACTTCCTTGTTTAATCTCATTATGTATTATCATGCTGCTTTACCTCGTAATTCATTCCCTTTGACTGTTATAAGGTCTAGCAGACTGCTATTAGATACAATTTCGTTTTTGTATTCTGTATAAAGCTTTTTAAGTTCAGCCTCTGTCTTACATTCTCTGATTAAGGCTGATAAAGATTTTCTGCTTTCTTCCCTTTTAGCTTCTTTTTCCTCTTCTGTTTCAGCAAGCTTTTCCGGCAAATCTTCACCTGAATAGATGTAAAGCCCTATGCCGTACATTGCAATGTTTTTGACCAGGCAACGCATTATTGCCTTGTTTACGTCAAACATTGATGCTCTTTCAACTGTTTTACTCCCATATTTAGTAGTGTATTCGTAAGGTTCGGACTTCATAGCTTTGTTGTTACTATCCATAACAGGAAGCCACATTTCAAGTTCTTGACCCTCACCATCCCTGACTTTTGTACATACCATATACCCCGTTTCGTCATACATATATGGAACTAAATGACCGCCCTTTTCAAATTTCAATATTTCATAATCTCCATCCGGATAGGCCTTTTTAAACTCTGCCCAGGCAAATGTCCACGAAAGATAATCCAGAACTGTTTTTCCGTTCTCACGTTTTTCTTTTTTGTCATTTACATTAAGTTTTAATAGTTCTTCAAATTTACCCATTGTATTCTCCTATATTCTTTTTTCTTCTAATCTAGTGTTGAAGTTATAAATGCTTTTAAGCATTACAATAAACTCCTCTTGTGTCCTACAGTTATATGCCAGCGTTGGATATTTTGAACTTTTATCAATCATAGTTGTCCAGTTAAAACCTCTTCTTGTTGATAAATCTGCAAGAGCAGAACACATTTTTGTAGCAGGCTTCATCTTTAAATTTTGTGCAATTGTCATAAAGTTTTTATAGAATTGGTTTACTTTAAGTTCTTCATCCATTTTAAAAGACAAAGTACCATCTTTAACTTTCTTTCTAATATCACCATTAATACAAACTCTAAATCCCATTATTAAGATTAAGTTACACCCGCATTTTAATTTATTACAAAGCCGTTTCAGCCTTGTATAATTAGGATTTTTATCCTTTTCGCAATAGTAGTTTACATAATCTTCTATACTCCACTTCTTTTGCGTTATATTCAAATCTATTATGGAGTCATACGCGATATTTCTAATTTCATATGGTACTTCTAAACCCATTTCTTTTAATGCTGTAAAGCGATGTTGGCCATCAAAAATCTCAAAATTATCATTTACTAATATGGGGTTGCCGATATAACCATTCTTGCTGATACTGTCTTTAATCTTGTTTATATGGTTTCTATCAAGTCCTTTTCTATTAAATTCAAGCAGTTTAAAACGCTCATAATCTTTTGTCGTTTCCATAATCAATTCCTTTTATTTATCTTTTTTCTTCGTTCAACTTCGGCATTAAATTGTCTCATTAATTCTTTGTCGCCGTATGTTTCGTAATAAGCCCGTTTTAACTCTTTAACAATATGATTAAGAAGTTTAATTCCCGATAGTATAAAATCTTCAATCATATTTACCTCATAATTAAGTTGTAATATATTGCTCTGTATTCCTCAATATTATTGATAAGAACAGTTAAACATTTCCGGTGTAAAATACTACATCATTTACTACCTCATATTTTTCGAGATATTCCTGTTCACGTCTGGAGAGGAAATTAGAGAAATTTTTAAGAGCTTCTTCACGTTTTACAATATATTCAGTTTTGTATTCGTCCTCATTTACATAAAATAACAAGGATTTATATTCCTCTTTAGTTAGAGGTATTCTTATCATTACTTGTGTACTCATTTTTTAGTATCTCCCGTTTTTCTTTTTCGCTTAATTCGTCAAAATAAAAGTATGTCAAATGTTCGACATACTTTCCCGTAGAATAATAACCTACATCAACAATAGTCATAGTTATTCATCCTTTCGTTTTGTTAGGTGATAGAAACCGCATAGAGGGCAGAAATATACTCTCTGGTTATATTTAATTGCCCTCTGTTGTGCCTTGGAATAATCTTTAAATTTAGATTTTTTCAGGCAGCTTCTAAACATATTAAATGCGTTATACTTCATATCAACATCTCACTAAGTTGTAGCATTTTTCGAGTTGTTGAATTCGTTCTAATCGTTGTTCTATAAGCACTTTTAAGAATTGTAGTTTGTTTATATTGCCAACTATTTCGAATTTAAGAATAAAACCCTCACTACAAAAAGGTTCATAATCATAAATAACATAACTGTTATATTGACTTTGCCAAAATTTTCCTCTTATTTTGCAATAGTTTTCTTCTATTATATCTTCGATTATTTTTTCTTTGTTAGGTTTTACTGCCACCAAAAGAACTTCACCTTTTATCTCAATGCATTCTGCTTGTTTGGTTTTCATATTAATCTCCTATATGTATCCATATCGTTCCATTTCAAATTCAACCTGTTCGATATAGTCCTCTTGTTTTTTATCTTCCAGGTCTTTGTCATATTCTTTTTCTTTGTCCATATCTACACCTTTATTACTACGCTAGTAGGTATTACATCTGTTTGTGCTTCTATGTGGGTAAATGGCTTATCATTACCATTCTCGATTTCTCTGATTGCAGAGAAAACAAAGCTTGAAGCATACTTATAAATATCAATGAAATTCTCCCGGACACAGGAACTTTCTTCTTTTATTTCAATCTTAGGCCGGGCTTTTTGAAATAATCTCCATAAATAGTCGCGGCAGCTTGTTTCGTTGCAGCAGGCATTGCAGCTTTCACATTCTTTAAACAGTTCATCTCTTGCGTTCATGCATCCCTTGAAGAAATAATTTTTGTATTCCCAATATTCCATTAATTCCTCTTTGGTTGTTATATATTTTGTTTTGGCTTCAAAAGACTCCATATCTGCTGATAACAAATTTCTGTAGTACTTAACCTGAATTTCATCCTGTAAATCTATAAAGTAGATACTGCAGGAATAGTCTAAGTATCTTAAATCAATTAAATATCTTGTTTCAAATGATGTAAGGCATTCGTTTAGCAGTTCCAGACGGCATTCCAGATTATCAAAACCGCTTACAACATATTTTGATTTACGGGTATTCAAATTTACATTTTGGAATTTATCCACATATGCATAAACACTTGCACTCTTTATGTTTTGTATTCTTTCTTTTGACCTTATTGCTTTATAACCGCCTGCTTCATTTCGTGTGTACCATTGATTACGCAAATTTTTTTCCTCAATTTTGTCAAAATCAATTAAAAGATAATTTTTGAAATATGTGCTTCTTGCTGCTTGGTCAAGAATACCAGTTCCTGCCGAACCTAAGCCTATTACTGTAAAGTCATATTCTGATTTAGGTATTTTAGATATTAAATTTTCACATTCTTCGTGAGTAATAATTGGATAATAAGTGCTTATGTTATCTTTATTCTTATCGAGCTCATATTTTTTTTATAATTGTGTAGCTGTTATTTAATTTCAATTTTACTGCTATTTCATTTCTGTTTGGAATTTTAATATCTTTTAGCTTATTTAAAAGATATTCTTCGCCGTTATTTGCATTACTTCGTGTTAATAGTTCAATAATAGCGGCGTTGTTTTTGATGCATCTGTCGTTGTTATCTCTGATAACATAATCATAGCCCTCGTTAACAACATTATTTACGGTTTGAAATGCCGAGTCTGAGTTCTGCCCCATCATTTGACCTTTTATAATTTTGTCAACTCCATTTATTCTACATATGTGATATCCTGTCACAGGATTACAAAATTCCTGGTAATTAATTAATAATACACTGCCGTTATCAAGTTCTAATTCATCTGTTTCTATATCGCCGCTTAAGTTAACGTGACTAAGAAATTTATGTATTCTAAAGAATTCTCCATCATATTCTAATGAATTTATACACTTAATTCTTGTACATGAATCCTCATAACCCATAAATAGCAAGTCTTCTATTGTTTGCCTTCTTTTGGTAATAACATTTGTCCAGTCCGTTTTATCAACGTGGACAATCTTGAAATCACCGGCATTATTATTTATTTCTTCAACAACTTTTAAAAGTTTTGTTCTTTTTGCAGCATCCATCGTATTTCCTTTCTTGCAAAAGGGGGAAAGTATAAACTCTCCCCCTTTTTGATTACTAATAAACTAACCGTTTTTCTTTGGTGTTGATGTGAAGTATTTGCCATCTGCTTCAAAGAGGTCATTGCTTCTCATTACATCTCCATCTTCGTTAACGATTTTTACATTATCCAAATCATAGGTTTCTTTGAATTCTTTTACTGTCATACCTGCTTCAATTGTGTAATTTTGAATGCCGGATAATGTAATCAACTCAATTTTTACTTCATCTGATTCATTGGCACCGTTTTCCAATGCATCGTTTACTCTGTTGAAATCTACCATTTCACGTTCCTTTCTTATTTAACTACTTCTACTGCTCCTTCACAATCTTCACAAAAGCCAGTAGTCAACTCGCGTGAATTAATAAGAGGTGTTCCGCAGCTTTTACAATGACATTCATCAAGGTCATCTGCTGCATTATTGCCATAACCGTAATAACCGCTGTAATAATCCATTGGATACGTAACTGTATTTGCTTTTGTATCTTTTATAAAAATTGGTCTAGTACAATTTGCTTTAATATCTGCTTCTGCTTCTTTGTATATTGCATCTATTTCCGCTTTTTCAATATCTTCATCTGTGATATATAAATCAATCGAGTCGTGTTTATTTTCTGAAATATAATTTATTAAAGTGAATTGCTGTTGTTTATTTACAATCATTGCAGGGAATTGTTTATGTCCGCGTAAGGCACTCATACTTTCATAATTATCCCAGTCTGTACCGGATGGACTGGTCGGCATATCTACGTGTGAATGCCAGTCTAATTCCCATTCACTTAGCTGTTCTGTTGGAATGCTTCTGACAAAATCCATTACAGCATCTTCACTGCATTCTACATAGGCACTTTTAACTTCTTGCCTAAGTATTTTAAAATCTGTAATTATGCCGTCTTGTATTCTTCCGAAGCCTGATATTTCATAGTCGCCAATTAAATTGATGTAGCACATAAGTTTAACATAGGCTTGTTTAGTAATATTTAATTTGGTATATTTAGGCTTTGCAAATATGTTATAGATTATGTTTTTGCATTCTTTTAATACCACTGGAACTGTACCAGCTTTAGTTTCAGCTTTCTTTAATGCTGGAATATTTCCATATTTCTTTTTCTGCTTCTTTTTTTCCCCTTCTAAAATAAAGAACTTCCTTTTTACTGGAAGCTCTCGTTCTGCTTACAGCGCTTTTCAGCAAGTTCTTTTGCTAAATTGTTTCTTACACCTTCTGCATATTTAGGATATGGGATGTTTTCTTCATTCAATCCCGCCACCATCAAATCGCAAGCTGTGTCAACTGTTTCGCCTAGTTTGAAATCTACTATGTATTCTTTTTTCTTGAAGTAGCTTAGAATACCTTTCCATTCTCTTACGTGTAGATTTGTGATAACAAACTTGTCAGCTTTGCCCGACTCTAAGAAACCTCTGTACATTTGACCATAAGCGTATTTGAATACGTCAAATTTTCTGTTGTTTGTTTGTTGTGCTGTTGTCATAGTTGACCATCCTTTCTTTGTGTTAGTCGGTGCGTAAGCACTACGGCATTGTTGTACTAACTGTAATAACTTTGACAAAATCTTGTTCATTTTTGTCTCCTATTCTTCCAATTCTTCTATTGGAATTAATTCTTCAATTACTATTTTGTTATTTAGTTCTGATTTATTTTCTTGATTTCTGTCTATCGAAATTTGAACAATCAGAATTATGTTTGTAATTATCAGAGCAATTATTAGTTTTCTCATTTTTCTTTCCTTTTCAGATATGCTACGATTGCACCTATATAAAGAAAAATCAGAGAATAATAATCTCCGATTTTCCCAATAAACCAAACTGCTGTAATTAAGAATAAAATCATTAATAATCGTTTATTCTTTTAAGAAACGCATTTTTACTTTTTGGTAAGAACCTGTATTTCTTTAAGATGTCTTCTAATGTATTCATATTATTCTCCAAATTTATAAGCTACTTTTACATCTGTGTTATGTATTAACCACTTTGCTATTTCAGGTTCAATTTGATATTCTTTGTCTTTTAAAACCAAAGTTCTTTTATTGAATTCGCATATTAGTTTTTTCATATTGTTACTTCTGCTTATTAACCACTTATAATATTGCTGTAATACTAAAAGTGAAGGATTATGATTGAATAACCCTTCACCGCTCATTACTGATATATCCATATACTTTTCAAGTTCTATTTGGCTTCTAAATACCGGTGTCTGCATTCTTCGCCTCTCTAATTATAGTTATAATCATTTGTATTATTTTTTCACTATCATTTCCTGCATCTTCTATTTGCTGATGAGGTAGTATCATATACAAAGCGCGTGTATAATCTTCAATCTTATCCAATGCTATTTTGTATTGGGTATTTTTAGTTATACATTTTGCAGTACATATTTCACATATACCTGTAGGTCTTGTAGAGTCTATAAATTCCTGCTGTTTTTCAACTTTCTCTTTTAATTTTTCGCACTCCTGCTCTTTAGTTTCTAAGATTTCTTTTAAAGCCAGGATAATATCAAATTCTTGTTTTTCTTCGTCATATCCACAAAAGTCGCCTAGTATCCTTGACTCGACAAGTTTGAACAATTCATTATATAGTTGTTCTTTACTTTTAAGTTCTTTATCAACTGTGTTAAGTATTTGACTTAGCTCTGTTGTTTTAAATGTCGTATATTCAAGTAAATAGTCTTTATTTCTATCCACAGTTTCTAAATTAATTCTGAATTGTTTTATCAGAAATTCTTTTTCTTTGTTATCAGTCATTTGTTATCTCCTTTACTGTTCTTTACATTTCTTGATTTAATCTTTCAAAATGTGATATAATTACGATACTTCCCAGCTCGGGTCTAAACTAGACAAGAGACAAGAGCTTAAATTAGAAACAAAACTTAAGTTTTATGTTTCTGCGCAGCCCCACACGCGCAGCAGAAACATATCAAAAGCTCTAGAATAAAAGCCAAAAGCTCCTAAAAAAAAGAAAAGCAGATGCTTATAGAAAGCACCTGCTAAACTATTATTTAATAGGCATAACCTAGTTTAGAATATCCATCTGCATATTCTTGAGTTTCTACTTCTGTTTTTAAAAACTCTTGATATTTTTCTTCAATAAGTTCTGATACATCTTTTGTTTGAGTTTCAATATATTTAGCAAAGTCATTGTAATTATCAAATCCCAGCTTTTGAATGAACATTTCAAAAGTACAACTATCAGCCTTTTCAAGATATTCATTATCTAAACCAAATCTTTTGTAATCAAAGTTAGGGCATTCTAATTCAGCTCTGTATTTATCATTTGTTGCTAAAGCTTTTTCAACCACGCTTAGATGGTCAAATTCATGTTTCTTATTGTACTTAGCTATTTTGTATTCTTCCTTTTCATAGGCAGGTGCTATGAATTCAGAAGCAGTATTCAAGTCTTTGTATTGGATTGTATATTCACGAATACCATTATTATAATCGGTAGTTACTTTGGCTATCTTAAACGCTTTGGCTTTCATCGTAATCCAAGTTATTATCTTTTCAGGGTAATATCCTTTGAGCTTAAATGAGTCTTTAGCTTCATTACCTCTTAGCTTTTGTGTTTCATTATATACAATTTGATTTCTAATCACGTTAAATATGTTATTTGTCATTTCTTAATCCTTTCCAATTTATGTCTATTACTCAAAAAGCCCTAGTATTACACTAGAGCTTTTGTTACTGATTTGATTGCTTTTGCTATATCAAAGCTATTAAATACATTGTATTCTTTTCCGGCTTTTGATTTCGCTTTAGCTTCTATATTCAAGTCTTTTATTTTGACTATTGTTTGCACTCTGCCATATTCATCTATTTCAGTTTTCCATTCTACGAATTTCATAGCTCCTACTTTATAGAAATATGTACTCTTTTGGTTGTCAAAGAATTTCATTTTTACCTCTAATTCATCTGTTTTCTTACCTGCTAGTAAGTTCTCATAGTAAGTTTTTAGTACTTGAAACTTGAAGAAATCAAAATAATTGAATTCTTGTTTTTCTTCTGTGTTTGCCATAATTGACCTCTTTCTGTGCTATGCACGATTATGTAATATCATTTGAAAACCCCTGCTTGCTTCGTGTTGATAGGCTAAGTAGCTGATAAAATACGCCAGATAACAAATAAGCCAAGGCTTTCACCCCTAGATGAAGCCTTGGCTATGCTTATATGTATCGTTTAGATATATATTGATTAGTTTTATATTTATATTTCTAGTTCATGTTCTATTTGTTCTTATTTGGGTTAATTGTGTTGGAATGTGCATGGGGATTGAGTTAGAGATGGAATTGGGGAATGGAGAGTGGATAGGAGTTCCAAACATACCTTTTTCTCACACAACGCACAAGCCCATTTAGCTGTGGTCACACTGCTCCATGATAGTTTGTACCTAACTTTGATTTAACATGGCTTAATGGGCATTCTACAGGCTCTAACGAAGCGTAGTCTGTCTGCCTTATCCTACAAAACAATTAGTGGTATAACAAAACCAACTAAAGACAGGCAAGCGAAGTGAGTAGTAAAGAAGCGCCAAGAGAACGCACGAGGAGCGAGCGACAAAGGTGGCAAGGATAAAGCAAAGGGGAGAGGGGGTAAAGCGAGCGACCAACAAAGAAGAACATCTCCCCTAACACCACCGGTATTTTCTAACGCACAAAAAAAATACCTTCTCTCGAAAGAAGGCATTCTGTAAAATATTATGTAAATCGCACATAACCCAGACGGTTATTACTACTATATTATAGCAGGTTTTACATCCTATTTAAAGCTTATTGCTCAAATCTTAACTGTTCTTAAAAACAATTTGACGTTTCTTCAAAAATCATAAAAAATGAGGTTGTATTCGGACATTCGAGTAGTTTTTACGAAAGACGCTGACGAAAATAATGAGGGGAAACTGTCTTTGTTAGTACATTGTAATTCTCTGTTCAAGCCTTATGTTATTTGGTTTTTATTTCCTAATAAAGATTTTTACAACAGGAAAGTAGAATTTGGTGTTTGTCCTCATTGTAAAAAGGATATTGCCTGTCTAGTCGAATACAGGAAGTCTGATGATATGAAATTCGTTAAATACTCTAAAAAGATGGAAGCTGATAAATTTAGAGAGTTATACAAATCAGAGATTGAGTACAAAAGCACTGATTTAATAATCAATAAAGGTACACCTTACGGATGGGTATATGGCGAAAATAAACAATTTATTGATAAAAAGACCGGTGAAATCGCTTATAAGCAAATAGCTTGCGATTTCTACGGCAACAAGGAAGAAATTAAAAGATTTTCACAGGCAGAGTAGCACTAGCTCGTTTTTAATCACAAATAGGATGTTTCACCTTTCTCTCGACTGTAGTACTTACAATCTCTGCCATTTTTTTATTTATGGTTAAAAAAGCTGATACTAATAAAAAGCATAAACCACTTGCCAGGGATTGGGATAAAATCCGTATGATGTGGTTAAGAAACGAGGATTTAGATTATATTCTAGATGCTCTGCCTGATGTTGATGTTACAAAGAATACAATTGTTAAAAAGATGTCTGCCGAAGGCGTCACTGCTAAAAGGAGAGCTATTCAAGAGCGGGCAATTGATGATGCTACTAAAATAGCTGAAAAAGATAAACTTTATGTTAATTCACTCTGCATAGATTTATACAACAAAGGGGCAGATATTATCCAATTCATTCTCGGGCAGTATAGTCAAGAGCTTATGGCGGGTAATGTCGCTAAGGGGCAGGCAAGAGCTACCGCTTATAACGTTGATATGCTTATGTCTGGCCTTACGAAAATTCAAAAAGGTCTAAGAGTTGCCTATGGTTATGATGACAAAGGTAATTTGTGTGAAAAAGAACCGGAAGTAATGATTATTGAAGGCTTTGATAAGGATAAGATTTAGTGGAATACATTGTAGAAAAAACACAAAAAGTTAAAAAGCTTTCAGATGAAGATAAACTCACTCTTGCTAAGAAAATTTCAGAGGAGTTTAAGACTTATGATAACGCTAGAGCATCTCAATTAGAGAAGGCTCAAAGACTTATTAATGAAATCTATTTTAAAAAAGTGATAAAACCAGATGCCAGTTCTACTAAGTCCTGGAAATGCACACTCAAGATGGGTAAGGCTTTTATGTTTCATCAAATTTTGAAGGCTTTTATCTGGAAAAATATCTATGCGAATATGAATTCTATGTTTGATGTTTCAGGTGAAAACCTCGAAAGTGATAATAACTCAAACAAACAAAAAACAATGCTTGTTGATATCTGTGAAAAGATGGAGTATGGCAAAACTTGTGACAAAATTATTGATAAGTCATTGATTTATGGGGAGCTTATAAGCTTCTGTACATGGAGAAAACTATCTGAGGAGTATAGAAGACCTATTAGCTTTTTTAATGGCATTAAAGAACCTTCTAAGCTCCTTCAAATAGCCTCTGCGGTTGCAAAAGGAGATAAATTTTATATTGACGAAAGGGTGACATATGATAATCCTTACATCTATTGCGTTGACCCTGCTAACTTTGTATTTGATACTACTCAATTAGATATGAATTGGGAAACCTGCCCCAAAATTAACAGGACTTGGAGAACTCCGGAAGACATTATCAACAATAGATACTTTGAAGTGCCTAAAGAGGTTGCTAATGACCTTAGAGAAATGATTAAAACAGGGTCTGATGACGGCAAATTATCAACTCAAAATCCAACTTCACTAAAACAAGAAACCAGAAATGGTACTACTGTCGAAATGTTAGAACATTGGGGCGATTTAATGCTTACCGACGGCACTGTATTGAAGAATTGGTATGCTGTAGTAGTCGCAGGGAAATATCTTGTAAGATTTGAGAAAAATCCATTCATTATTAATCCATTTTCATATGGAACATACTTTCAAGACCCTGATACAAAAAGAGGAATTTCACCTCTTTATTCAATTCTAGATATTGCAGAAACTCAAGAAGATATTCTTCGAAGAACAATGAACCTTCAATCACTAACAGAAAATCCTCCTGTTTTGGCGCCTAAAGGTTTTTTTGGGGATGATGCTGATGATATTGACTTATATCCGGGTAAAATTATTGAATATGACCCTCAATTATATACGGAGTCAAAAGTAACACCATTAGATTTTGCTGTTAATGTATTTAGTCAAGACTTGGAATACATTGACGATTTAATGTCTGAAATATCTGGCGTATTTCCTAATATGGCAGGTGGTTCGGAAAATGACAGAACAACAGCCACGGAAATTTCTACGAAAGTAGAAGGTCAATTAACCCGTCTAAAAATGCTTTTAGATGTAATAAATCAAAACCTTATCTTATCAGACGTTAAAAAGATTGCTAAATTAAAAGCTAATTTTACTTTTGGCGATGAAACAGTATTTGTAAATAATGAAAATAAGCCTGAAAATGTAACTATCAATGATGAAGTTAGACAGGCTGATTATAGATATACTTATGCAGATAGAAGTGCCACAAATGAAAGATTTAATTATGTTGATATGGTGGCACAAGCTGTACAAATGTTTATTAAAACAGGACTGCAAATTAATATTGAAGAGTTCTTTACCTGGTTTATGGAACAGAAAGGTGTTGAAAACCCTGAAAGGTTCTTAAACATACAACAAATCCTTTCTCCGGAAGTCCAACAGGCTCTTTTAAACAATCCAACCCTAGCCCCTGTTATACAAGAGATGCAAAAAAGAGTTGAGATGGCTAAACAAGGTCATAAATTGCCGGATAATGAACCGGTTGAACAGCCTATAAATGCGCTCAAGGAAGGAGCTTGATGAATGTCTAAAGAAGATATTTTAAGAGCTAAATATGATTTAGTTACCGGTGAAGATTGTACTAAGCTTAGAGCGCTTGAATTAGATTTTATCGTTGAGAAGGCCAACTCACAATTAAGTGCTGAAATGCTCAGGGGTATGTTATTGCTCATAAACGAGCGCGATAGATGGGAAAGAGAGTACCTTGCTCTATGTAAGCAAGCTAATAAGGAGTAATTATGGATACAGAATTAGAAAATACGACAGTTACGGATAATGCAGATAACTCTGCTAGTGATGGATTAGGTCTAGATGAACAGATTGAAAAAGCACTAGATGAGCCTGCCTCGGAGCCGACAGAGGCTGCGCAAGAAGAGGTAGTGACTGAACCCGGGAAAAATGAACAGGATAACATCATTGAATGCCCTGAAAAATTCAAAAACGAAGATGGTTCAATTAATATCAAAAACCTCATTAAGTCGTATACCGGATTAGAACCTCTCATTAACCAGAAAAGTTCTTGGGAAAAAGAACGAGCAGAGCTTTTGAAGTACAAAGAACGTCTGGAGGCATTGGATAAACAGAAAGAAGACAATGCTAAACAAGCAGGTTTTAATTCAGCTTTGGATATGCAGCAAACATACGAGGTTGCACAATACGAAGCAAATGAATATTTGAAGTACTTGCAATACTTAGATGATGAGGCTAGAGAAAATGTACAAAATCTTTTGTACAGATATGCTAACAATCCATCAGAAAAGTTAATGCGGGAAATTGAAGTAGAATTCGCACCGGATGTAAACAAACGTATTGCAGTACAAGCTGATAGAATGAGAAACAAGTTTGAGCAAGACAGGCAGGCTATGGCCGAAACAACAAGGCTCACAAACATCGAAGATGTTATCTCTAAGTCTGTTGATGCTCACAATGAGTTATTTAACTATGAGCCGTTTAAAAATATGTTCGTTAATACTTTGCACAGATTTGGGGACAACTTCACATTTGAAGATGCTCAGGTATTGATGAATACAATTGTAGAGCTGAAAAGTGCGTTTGAGGAAGAGTTTAAGAAGAACTCAGCTTCTAATGAAGCAAACAAACTGGCAACTGATAAATTAGCTTCTATTTTAGGTTTAAACTCTGCTCCTGCATCTAGGCAGCAAATGGATAGAGTCGATTTAAACAAATTGAGCAACGTCCAACTAGATAAACTGTTAGACAAATATATATAGGAGAGTAGAAAATGGCAATAGAACAATTAATAATTGGTACTTTTAATAAGTCATTTAACAAGTATATCTATGATGATTTAATCATAGGGCAGTTGGCACATACTGAATTCAAAAACGGTGTTAAAAAAGGTGATGAAGTTGATATTGAAATGCCTGTATTACAGAGATTATTTGATTATACAGGCGGTGACCTTCCTGATGCAGAAGTCGTAACTTCTTCTAGCACCAAAGTTCGTATCGACAGAGGTAAAGCTTTCCACTTTGAAGTTAAAAAGCTTGATGAACAGCAAATTGAAAATGCACCTGATATGAAGCAAAAAGTGGATTTGGCTAAAAGATATTCAGAAGATGGTATTAAACAATTCGCTTCTGCAATTGACCAGGCTTATGCAGGTTTATACACAAGAGCAGGGCATTACTTAGATGATGATGGTGATGCAATTGCATTAGATGCTAACACTGCAAAGGATATCTTGGCTTATATGCAAGCTAAATTTCAGAGAGGTGATGGAAAAGGTCATACTTCTTGGGTTGACGGTCAAATGATTGTTATCGTTCCACCTGAATATCAATTCTATCTAGGTAAACTAGAAGACTTGAAATATGTTGAGTCTGGTCATAAGAAGATGGCTAAAGGCTTCATTGGACAGCTTTGCGGCTGGGATATTCATGTATCTAATAACATTGCTCAAAATGAAGATGGTTCAATGTATCCGCTGTTCGGTATTAAAGGTAAAACTTTGGCAGGTGGTGTATCTTCTGATTTGAACATGCAACACTATATCCCTGAAAAGAACTTCAACACTAGATACAAAGGTTATGGTTTGTATGGTGTTGGAGCACCTAGAGCCGATTACTTCGGCACTGTTAAGATTAAAGCACCTTTGACTTTAAAAGCTTCTTAATGGGTTATATAAGCATTAGGGGATTGGCACATAATTAATCCCCATTTTTAGAAATTTATAGGAGAATAATAATGGCACAAGATGTTATAAAAGTTCAGCTTCCTGTTCAAGAAGCTACACAATCTGTTGAAGTTGTTGCTTTTGCAAAACAAACAGTTACTCCTGCTAATGGGATTAAGATTGAAAAAGCACTTGCCAATAAAAATAACTCTTTAGTTATCGTTATTGAATGTACGACAGCAGGCGCTGTAACAATTAAGGCAGGCGACAATTATCCTAACGCTATGCTAGGAGATTTGACTATCACACCTACAAAAGATAAAGTAAACGCAATCATTCTTGAAGATATTTCAAGATTTGAAAACAGAGATGGTTCTGTTGACCTTGCATTTGCTTCAACATTTGCGGGCACTATTTACGCTGTTGCTAAAAGGGCTGGCCTTAGACCGGTTGAATAATAAGAGGGGGATTATTCCCCCCTCACTATTATTTATTCATACCTTCCAGGTACACCGTCAATGCCACCCATATCTTGCATATCATAATCTCTTATAGGTTTTTCTATATGATTTATACAATTTACAATCTTGCAAATATGATTAGAAAATAGCATGGCGTATTTTGCACTAAAAACCGATAAACTTATAAATACTGCTAAATAAACGCAAGCATGCAACACTAAACTATATTTATCATCTCTGATTGTAATTTTTATCTCATAGATACTTGCTATTTTAGCAAATACTAATATTTCAAATAAACAAAATAAAAGTAAACAAAAAGCGTATATTAGATTATGACCGAAGGACATGTCATAATCTATAAAAAATATAATCAATAATGGCATTATAATGGCATAGTAAATCATAGGAAATTTTTCCTTAAATTCATATACTAAATCGCCGAGATATATCAATAATTTCATATTAGACTCCGCAAACAACATCCTTATTGTTCTTGAGTATTCAAACAGCTTCCTGAATTTAATACCGTTCAATTAATCTGTACGTAGCATTGCCAGTGATTTTATTAATTGTGATAACTTTTTGTCCTTGTATTCTTTGTTCAAAACAAGTTAACCGAAACAATAGAAATACTGTTAAAATACATAGCAATGTTATTAGTATATTTTTTCGGTTACTTATGAAATTTTGTTTAAACTTATTAACTTTTCTACGAAGTTTTATAATATTCGGACTTTTTCGTTTCTGCTTTATCTCGGTTTCCTCTTTTATCACCATGTCTTTTTTTTTATTTACTTCTGGTATTCCTAAGTAAGTTTCGTGTATATCCTTTGCTGGTGAAACAAGAAGTATAATAAAAAACGGAGCAACTATCAGAGCACAATATGGGTTTATGTAATATAAAATAAACGCAGATGTACATAACAATATTGCATAAACCCAAGAGCGATTATTGTTAAGTGTAATATCTAGAAATCTTTTTTTGACAATAAATATAGAACAAATGCAAAGATATAAACCTAAAAAGCAAAATATGATGTTGTCATAAAAATCAGGCGGTATAAAAATATCAGCAATTTTGTCAATACTTTTCATAATAAATGAATAGATAAAATAAAAAGTTCTGTTCATTCTACCGGTTGGGGTAAATGGATTTTTACTATATTCAAATGTTTTGTTCTGCTTTTCTTTAAAAGATGTTTCTTCGTACTGTAATGTACTCAACCCTACCATATCAGCCCCCACATACTTTACAGGATTGACCGCCGCGATTTATAGCTTGTGATTTCATAATGAAAATACAATTTTGAGTGCACTTTCTAGCCCATTCGCAACCTACATTATGATATATATGCGATTTCTGGTTATAGGCTACTTTATAATCATTCAAGGCATAGCAACAAATTCCACATGCCATTAATGTTGTTAAGCCTATCGTAATAAAGAATAGTTTTTTTCTCATTTAAAAATCCTTTACTGTCATAATTAATCCATATCAAAAGCACGGTATTCACCTGTGCTATAATCATATACTTCCACCTCATCATCGGAAACACTCTGAACTTCTACCGTTCTATAGCCAGCGTGTCCATAATCGTATATTTCAATATCCCTTCCCGGCCTTACCAATTGACCACTTTCAATTTCTATATAATTACCAGTTTCGTAATCAAAACCATCCCAAGCAAATGCAAAATTGCATGTCAATGTAATAGATATAATAATTATAATCTTTTTCATTTCACCTTCCTTTTAATTCAACCATGTTACATGCTCTTTAATTTTTTAACAATTAACCACCTAGCCCATGTATTTTACATTACAATAGTACTTTTTGCAATATATAACATGCAAATGTGTTCGATACTAATTTCATAAGACATAATATTGATAAGGTAAGATTATGGAATTAAGAAAAAGATTTGGGAAACGAATTAGAGAGTTGCGTATAAATGCCGGTTTAAAACAAGCTGAGCTGGTGGAGATAGTAGGAATTGCGACAAAAACTCAAAGCAGTATTGAATGTGGTATCAACTTCCCTAAACCCAGGCTAATTGAGAATTATGCCAAAGCATTTAATCTAGATGTTGCCGATATCTTCTACTTATATGATACACCTGCTCCAAAAGATGATTATAAAGAAGCTCTTTGTGAACTACTAAATGAAGCCAACAATAAGCAAATAGAACTTATTTATAAACACGCAAAACTTGTTATGGAAGGTTAGTTAACACAAAAAATAAAGATAACAAACCAGCTGTTTTTAAGATGGCTTTTAATAAGCCCGTTTTAATTTCTTTATTTCCATGCACAGGCACTACTATTCTAGCGTCTTCCCCATCTTTAATAAATATATGGTGAGAACCAGATATTCTTACTAAACTCCAACCGTTTTCTTCCAATATTTTACAAAGTTTTTTACCGGAAATATTTTTCATAATATAACTGAAATTACTTCCCCATCACTAGGTGTTTCAACAGAAAACCAAGCCTTGATAGCTTCTTTTATGTTTTCTGTAACTTCTTCTACAGTGTCACCTTGCGTAAAACACCCTTTTAAGGCAGGCACTTCTGCCCAGTAACCATTTTCTTCTTTATGTAAAACAACATCAATATTCATAAGACACCCTTTATTTATATTATCACATGCATTTTGAATATTTCAATATATCTCGAAAGGAGTTTATATATGATAAAACTGTTATTCAAACCAACAGGCAATATTTTTACGCTTCCAGACGATGAGGCCATTAGAATAAAAGCTTCTGACAGAGGTAATTATGAAGTTCTGGATGCAGGTTTAAATGAACCTGAACCTACTATCACAATCTCACAAGAAGAAGTTAAACAAGTTCTTGAAGCTAAAGCAGAAAAGATTGCTAGGGATGATAAAGCAATTGCAGAAAAGGAAGCTAAAAAAGCTAACAAAAACAAAAAACGTGTTAATCCAATCTTTAGAAAATTCGATGCAAGTGATTTAGAAAAATTAGAAAAAGATGTTCTCGAAACTCTTGCAGGTAAATTAGGAATAACAGACCCTCATAATAAGAAAAAGGCAGAGTTAATCCGTAGAATTAGAGAGTTAAGAGGTGAATAATGACTCTTACATTCATTGATTTATACAACACTTGTGCAGGTCAGCCCTGGTCTATGTATGATAGTGATGCTGAGTCTATAGACGACCTTGAAAGTGCTTTAAAGATATCAATCAACAAAGCTTTATCTTTCCTTTGGAACTATCAGCCATGGTCTTTCCGTTACTATACTCAATTAATAAGAACAAAACAGAATAAGACCTCTTACTCTTTGCCTAATGGTATTATCACTAAGAAGGTTGTTAATGGTAAGGAAAAATTTGGAATTAAGTACAATGGCAAAAGCTTAACCTATGTTGATGATGAAGATGAATTGGATACTAAAGAAGGTGAGCCGGAGGCTTTTTATATCAAAGGTGAAAACTTATATCTTTATCCGGTCCCTGACGATACTTATTTAATCACAGTTGATTATTTGCTTATGCCTTGTGCATTAACTGCAGACGACGAACAAATTTATGAACTAACAGAAGAAGACGATAAAGTAAACATTCCTGAAAAGTATGAAAAACCTTTTTGCAATTGCCTAATCTCGCTGGCAATGATTTACGCAATTGCGGATGAGTCTGATGAAAACCATTCCGGCTATATGAAACAATATGAAGACTCTCTTGCTGTATTATTCAAGTATTGCAGGGATAAAGTTAGAAACAGAAGAATTATTTGGTAAATATTATACAAATCAATCTTCCATAAAAATTTTGATAACATCTTTATAATCAATACAAGTTCCTTCTATTTCCGGATGTCTTTCGATGTAATTCTTCGTGAAAAATACTTTAGCTGGAATAGCTCTATGGAAATATGTTCTAAGGTATAAGTCAGTAAATACAATAAAGAAATCTCTAAACATAAAAAACAAAGTCCAGCCAATAATAACAATGAACACTAGTTTTACTGACATTTTAATATACCACAGCATGCATGATACACTCCAAAATTTGTTCTACATAGGTTTAATATCATAAATGTATGAAAATAACAATTTAAAAGATGAAATATTCAATAAGGTTTTAGAAACTTTTAGCAAACCTTTTAATTATTACTATACTTCTTTATTACCGGGTATAGAAGAATATAATAGAGCAGATACTGTGAATATGACTCCAAACGAAATGAATAAATTCCGTCATATAACAGGTACTGCACAGGCAATAAATGATATTGGTTTACCTAGAACTACGATATATGGAATTGCTAAGGAAGCTAAAGATTTACTACAACACGAAGGTATAAAAGATACAATATTTGATATCAAAAACAACATTGAAGGTTACAAAATTCATTTTAAGTATCCTAAACTCAATGAAAATGAGCTCAATGATTATGCATTCAATAACTATATTAAACCTTATAGGAAATAAATGAGCAATATAACAAGCATTATTAACTGTAATTTTGGTGGCATCAGAAGAAAAGACTCTGTTTTCTCTTCTGATAAAATTACTTGTTCTGATTGCCAGAACGTAGAACTGTTTTTCACAGAGTTGAATTCAGGTGTTGGGATTAGAACTACATCAGGAAATACATCTGTTTGCAAAATATTACCTGCTGATGAAAAGATTATTGGCTTTTTTGAGTCAACTCAATTGGGTAATAAATATTTGTTTCTATATACTGAGTCAGAAACGCAAGGAAAGCTCTATTCATTCAACATTAAGGCAAATAGCTTAAAAGAAATTTTAAACGGCTTAACAGTCACTGGAAAGGCTTCGGGTGTAGACTTTGCACAGGGGTGGCTGGATATGTTTATCTTCTCTAACGGGGAAGAAGTAAAATACATTTACAGTAATACTGAAACTAGTGAAGCGCTTATTATTGAGTCACCAGAAAATATTAAGCTTGTTGATGTGGAAGATAGAACTGTTAAAGGTCTTGGATTAGTAGTTTTTGATGGCAGATTGTGGATATTTAATGACAAAATTCTTTGGTATTCGCAAAAAGGGGATTGTCGAATATTCAACTATGTTGATACTGAAATTAAAACAAGTTCTGGTTATATTGAATTTGTTAAAAATATTACAGCTATCTATCCATATTTAGGCAGTCTGGCAGTATTTCACAAAGACAGTTCAGTGTTAATTAAACTAGATGAAACTACATTATTTAAACAGGAGGAGGAGTCGCCAGGTGGTTGTGCTTCGTATAACTCTTTGGTGTTTCACGGTACTGATTTATATTTCTATGATGATACTAAAAAAGGTGTGTTTTCGTTCCAGCAAATAGTCAATGGGGATAAGACTCTTGGAGAAAATATTGCCTTAGATATTCAAGATGAGCTGATGAAGATACAACCGGCAGATATCGACTCTATTAGAGCTTTATCCGTTGTTACGTCAGACAGAAATGAAGTCTGGTTCTTAATCCCTATATCTGACGATAAAAAATATTCCTATGTGATGATTTTTGATTACATAAGAGGTGAGTGGGTTAAGAGAAAATGCCAGCACATCAATACAATAGGGATATTTGATAGTACTCTTTATTCTGCAGGCAATAAACTCTATCAAGAATATACAGGGGATGATTTTGACGGCGAATTCATAGAGTGTTATTTTAAATGCACATTGTTTAATTTAGGTTCTGATAATACACTTAAGATTACAAAGTTTCCGCCGAGAATAACTGTTGACGGCAGTTATATTAATGATTTTTATGTTAAATATGTCAAAAACTATGATTTGCTTAAGCAGCCTAAAATAAAACACATTAAAACAAAGACTATTAAGAATGTGCTTTATTACGATACTGACCAAACCTGGGATAGTGAATATATTTATATACCTAACGCATTAATGCAGATATTAAAGATGCCTTCTGCGACCTTTAAAGCATTAGAAATTACAATCTATACGCAAGATGCAGGACAAGGTTTTTATATCAAAACTCTCGAAATGAGCAAGGTTAAGGTTAAGCAAATATGATTGTTGTTAGAACTCCGGAGCATCCTTTATTTAACTATACAGAATGCAAAGAGATGTTTGAGAAGTATCACGACAAACTTGATGTCGATGAGTATGACACAGTTCTTAAGACGACACATTTCTTCTCTTTTATAGATTGGAATAAAGGTGAGTTGATAGGCTGCATATACTTCTATAAACAAGATGGCAGGCTATATGTTACTGCGTTTGCCGGAAGGAAACATCATTTAATAAACCTGGAGTGCTTCAAAAAAAGCCTGACCTGGTATAGTTGCAATATTTATGCCGAGTGTAAACAAAAGACAGCTATTATCTGCTTATTAAAATCAGGCTTTGAAAAACTAGAAAAAGATATTTACATATACAGGAGAAAAAGTAATGGGTAAAAGCAAGTCCAATACTTCTAGTACTTCAAGTAGTACACCTACTTTTATTGATACAAATACAAGTAATCCATACTATCATACAACTACTGATAAGAATGGCAACACTACAAACAATTTTGTAAAAGGTTCTGCCGGAGAAACGGCATACAATTTTGTTAATCAGAATATCTCTGGTTTGTTAAATGATTATTTAAATCCTAGTTTAAACAGTACTACAAATCAGGCTAAGCTTGCTTCGTTTAATAAAACCCAGCAATCTAATTTGCAGAATAATATTATCAACCCGTTAGCAAGTAACAATATGGTTAGAAGTTCACAAGCAACAAATATGTACAACAATCTTTCTAATCAGTCTGCTGATTATGCAAATCAGTTGTTGGCAAGCTCGCAAAATGATACGTGGAATATGATTAACAATCTTATGAACTTGTATACAACAGGTTACACCGGCGCAAATAATGATATTTCAACAGCGCTGCAAGCTGCTGTCGGCAAAAATAGTACAACAACTTCAAATTCCTCAACATAGGTAGTTAAAATGACATTACAACAAAGAAAAGATGAAATATTTCAACGATTAAGAAATACTAAACTAATGGATAAATATTATTCAGCAAAGAATGAACGTATTGATAGTCCTATTTCTGATAATATTATTTCCGGAATAAATTTTTATGACGGCATAAAGGGTATTAAGCCCTATCAAACGAATAGTGCTATAAGCTCTGGTGCTGATACTGCAAATAGCGCTGTAGGTAATGCTATAAATTCTAATATTGCTGCTAAAGGTTTGGGCGGAAGTGCGATAAGTAACGCCGCAAATGCGCAAATAAACGGAGCTTCAAAAGCAGCAGGTGCATTTTCTAAAGTCGGCGGAGCAATGCAAGGTGTTGGACAAGCTGTTGGTAAAGCTGTACCGGCGGTAAATGCAATAACCGGGGGAGTCAGTGCGGTTAATAATTTTGCTAACGGTAATAATGTAGATGGTGCTTTAGATTTGGCTAAAACAGGTTTATCGTTTATACCTGGAGTAGGATGGGTAGCCGCTGGCGCAATACAAATTGCTCAAATGTTAAAAGGCGCTAAGGAAAAAGCTGACCAGAAAGCAATGTTGAAATCTCAAGAAGAAGCATTCAAATCTCAACAGCTTGCAGAAAACGAAATTGACGCTACAAAACAAGGGCTTGAACAGCAAAGGCAGGAAAATCTTGCTAATATGCAGTCACAAATGCAACAAGCACCATCTAATGAACAAATAACACAGGATATTTTAGCTCAGTATAATACTGGTAAAAATTCTCAGGCAGATATAGACCAGTTTGGGAAGGGTAATATTAATTTATATGATAGACCACTAGTTAAAAATTCAGACGGAACAACATCAACTGTTAGGAGTATGTCTTTTAATGACGGGCAAAATGAAATACTTATCCCTACTGTTTCGGATAGTGGAAGAATTATGTCGAATGATGAGGCCATTGATAATTATTATCAGACCGGAAAATATCTTGGGAAATTTAATTCAGTTGATGAGGCTAATTCTTATGCAGAACAACTTCATAAACAACAAGACAAATATTATAATGGGGCAACCGGTGCAGCCGCTCCTGCTTTACCTTTTGATGGTAGCGCAAGCCAAGAATTAGATAATAATGAAGCACAAAAACAATCAATCATGAGTTTATTTAAATCACTTGGCAATTCTGTTAGCAATGGTATTAGGGATTTTAGCAAAGGTTATCAGGACAATTCACAACATGGTTTCCTGGAAGGTGATTTATATAGAGGTCTAGCTAATAATGAAGTAATTCCGTCACAAACAGAAAACGGAACAATTACCGGCGGTGCTAATGAACTTAAAAAGACTCTTATGAATAGAGTTGGGGAACTCGCTGGTACGGGAGCAAGAGTAATGTCAAATCCTTGGACGCAAGCAGGTATTGCTGCTCTTGCAACCAAAGCAACAGGCGGAGATTGGGCAGACTCTTTAAATAATGCATATTCATACGGTACTGCAAAAGCTACCTCTAATTACTATGACAAAAAGCTCAATCCAGGAAAAGCTCCAAGCGCGTTATCCCGCTACACGAAAGATGATTATGCTGCTGATGCACTCGCTAAATACAGAGATACTATGACTTCCAACAATGCAAAGAGGGTGGATTACCAAGCTTATGCTAAAAAGGCTAAAGAATTTTCAGACCTGCTAAAATATGGCATGATAACTCCAGAAGAGTATACAAATGCTATGAGTTTGTTAAATAACAACTTCGAAAATGAAAATTATGCCGTAGGAGTTCACGGAGCTCAAGAAAGTAATGATACAAAGAAGGTTAACGAAACAAGCAGGCATAATCTTGTAACAGAAGATATTCAACAACAGAATGCTAATACTAATGCCCTTAAAGCTTCTCAAACTCAAAATCATAATAGAAATACAGAAGGCATTGAAGAAAAGAAATATAACTTCGGGGTTGAAAAATACAATCAAAAACAAATGGAAAACAAACAAAAAGAGATTGCTAAGAAGGTTAAAGACGGAGAGCTTATACGCTGCTCAATTAACGGGCAAAACGGTTATCTTACTCCGTTACAGTTCAAAGAGGCCAGAAAAAAGTATGGCAAGGGAGTTAGCAGATTATAATGTCAAATCCTTTTGAAGAGTTCGGCGGTATAGCTGATTCAGAGTTATATAATGAACAGCCGCAGAGAAACAATACTTCTAAACCAAATTCAGACCCGTTTGCTGAATTTGGCGGCTTTTCTGATGCAAACATAAACGGAGCTGTGCAACCAAATGTTGTATCACAATCGAGAGTAACTTCTCAACCAAAACCTATTCCTCCGGTTGCACAGCCTCCTGTTAATATAGAACCTCCGCAACCTGTTTATGCAAATAACGGGGTTGTTCAAGGTGGCACAAGTCATAACTCTTATCTTGGCGCAGATGGCAAGGTACACTTTGAAGGTGAAGGCGATAATCAAATAGGCGGCCTAGATAAATTTAAAAATGCTTTGAAAGCAAAAGCTACTAACGTCGATGAATGGCTTAATCGTTCTGATTTTGACCCGAATGTACAAAAACAAAAAATGGACGCAATTCTTGCAATAGAAACTTTACCATTTGCATTTGGAAAAGGCGGGACTTGGGTAGCTTCCCAATTAGCAAAAGCTCCTGTCGTTGGTAAGATTGCAAAACCTCTTTTTGAGGCAGGCGGTAAAATTTTAAACAGATTGCCTAAACCTGTTAAGCAATTACCTAACCTAGCCTCGGAAGGTGCTATGTGGGGAGCATTTGACCACGGAGCTCATAAACTAGCCGGGTTTGATAATGAAAATACGTTAGGGCAGGATATGGCAATTGGCGCTATAGCAATGCCTGCTCTTGCTGGTGGACTTCACTTAGGTGGTAATATTGCGAAAGCTATTGTTAAAACTAAACCAGTCAATGCTATTTCAAATGTCTATAACAAACTATTAAACAGTGAAACTCCTATTGGTAATACAATTGCTAACATACAAGGCACTCTAGCAGACACATTAGGAGTCGATGCCGTTAATGAAACTGCTAGAAAATATCAAAAGCTTAATAGAAATATTTCTCGAGGTAATACTGCTCTTGAAAAAAGATTTTCTAAATCTGACGTAGATGAAATAAATAATGCTGCTGGCTTAAATGAAGAACAAGAAAAACTTATTTTTGACAGATTGAAGAATGGCGACCCTAAGAAAAGTACTGTTACAAATGACCGGGCAGAGGCAAAAGAATTATTTGATAATCTTCTAAAAAAAGAAAAAGCTTCAGAGTATGCAGAAGACGATTTAAGCCATGTAAAATCAAAAACAGATGTAGTTAATCCTAAACAGGATGTAACCCATCTTAAAAACGATGCCAGCCATGTTTCTGATGATGCTGAAAGGTTTAAGATTAAGCTACCTGATGATAATGTTTCAGAAGATAACTTTTTCAAAAAAAGAACAAAACCTATTACAAGGGAAGAAGCTCTTGCTAATGCAAGCAAGAATACAGGACATACTGTAACAGAGTTTATTCCTGATGAAAATGCACCTCAAATTAAGCGCAGTGCATATGGCGGCAGAGTTCATATTGAAAAAGGCGGTAAGCCCTGGATTGCATACAGCAAGAAAAAGAAACTGCCTAGTGGAAGTGCAGAAGGTGTTGAGGGAGCTAATAATCAAGCCTATTATTTACATAGTGTAAATAAAGTCGAAGATAAACCTTTAAGTATGGAAGATTATAAAGCAGGTTTTTCGACTGTAAACGAAGATGTTCTCGAAGACCTTGATTGGCTAGAAACGATTGAAAAAGAAAGAGAATTAGATAAGTTAGATAATTACTATGTTAAAAAAGATAAAAATGCAAAGGCTTTTGATGGTGAAGAAGATTATAACTATGATGAAAAAAGCAATAATTACGAAAATGTACTCGACGCACGACGTACTGAATATAATAAGAAATATCGTACTAACAAATCTAAGTTTATTGATGTAACAGGCAAAGAACCTACAAATCGCATAATAAATTTATTCAGAGGAAATGGAAGCGATACGCAAGATTTAATTGGCAAATTAGTTCCATTTAAAGCTATACTTAGTAAGTTAAAAGGCAAAGATGAAGCACTACTAAAAGAAATTACATCAAAGTTCGGGATGAGACCTTATAAGTTTGTTGCAGAAGAAGCTACCAGTACATCCGAGAGATTTATTAATAAGGGTAAATATATCGAAGTAAGAGTATTACCTAAAGACAATACAAAAACTTATAATTTAGATGAATTTTTCAATCGTGAAAAATATACAAAAATTGAGTTAAAAAAGGATGCTATATGGAATGAAAAATTTAGGGATTATCGTGTTCATAGAAGAAAACAAGAATTTGTTAAAAAGTATAAAAAGGAAATAGAACAAATTTATAAACATAAAGAAAACGGAACAGCTTTAACCAATGATTTGAAAAATATCAAACTTGGTTTACAAGCTAGACAAAATGCTGTTGATATTTTTAAACCAAAACATTATGCACAAAAGGATTTAGATTATGCGAATTTAATCAAAGGTCAAAATGTTGACAACTTGAATATTATCATTTCCGATAATAAAAATATGATAGATGGCGCATTAGGATTTTTTGATAAAAACACTAATGATATCATTATTTACAGGGGAGAACGCACAAATAAGGAAATTTCTGAAACTATATGGCATGAAACTCAACACGCTATGGACATAATAAAAATCAGAAATTTACCGGATAATCATCCTGTAAAAGTATTCTATGAAAATAATCAAAAAGAGTATTCAAAAGTAGCTAAGTATTTAACAGACAAAAAACTTAAAACTTACCGTACTTATGTTGTGGATTACCTAAAAAAACGAAATTTAGAAAAGCTATTACCATTAAAGAAGAATGATATCGTTGATAATCTTGAAAAATATGGTAAAATGCTAAAAGAAGAAGTCAATAATGGAAGAATTTCAAAAGATGTTGCAGATTTTCTTTCAAAAGAAGCTGATGCATTACAAAGATATTACAATGACTTTTTTGAAATCAGGGCATATAATGCGCAAAATAAGATAAAAAATGGAGATATAATTGATGAGTTGGGAAGATACAATCAAGAAAATCGAAGCAGGGACATTCAGCATATACGATATTCCGGAGATAATGAACCAAGATATTTCGGATTGCGACCCATACGACCACAAGGAAATTCATCACATAGTAGACAATCTATACGAACTAACGAACGAAAACAGACAGATGGCAACTTTGAAATAAATGAGGACGTTAATGGACAATTACAGCAAGATAAATCAACATATCGCGGAGTTGATAAAGCAAGATATGGATTTAATGACATTGGAGAGCCGTATAGAGAACCCGGAAATATTGGAGAACGGTTTGATAGATTGGGACATGAGCGAACCCCCAATAACAGCAAAGGAACAGAAGTTGATAAACGACTTAATGAAGCTATACTAGAAGAAGGGGGAGAAAGTGTCGAACCACTCAAAGGATATTTTGACAACAACATTAGACATTCTGAAACAGGGCGGAACTCCAGACTTACTGGAAATGGAAGTTCTTCGTATAAAGGAAACAATCAAGGCTCAAACAATGAAAGAAGCTATCGACTTGACGGAAAGCTTCCTGAACATGAAACAGGGAGAATTGGATTATCTAAGGAACAAATACAAGGAGAGCAACGACTAGCTCCAACTCCTCAATCGTTCATTAAGAGCATTCGCAATTCATCTAAACATCAAGAACAAATCAAGATTGATTTTGATATTATTACGCAAGACCAAGCAACCAACAGACTTAAACAACAAGCTAAAGATGGTGAAGGAGTTTACTTTAAACAAGGCTTTGGCAAAGCTAACGACAAAATAGACCTTACTCGTAACTACAACGAAAGCAGGGAAAATAAAGTAGGTCATTTTGGTGAAAAAGCATTAGAAGGCTTAAAAGAGCACGGAAGCACAAGGGATATCCTTATTGAAACCAAGAAGGAAGAAATTAAGCTTCAACATCTAAAGGACTCTGTAGATTTTATTGAGTCAGAATTTGCTAAACCTATTCCCGCATCAGGAAAAGCGTCTAAAGGTTATGTAGCAGTTAATAGAAATCTTCTTGCTAATGCTGTTTACGGTAAAAAATCAACAGCCTGGTATGAAATGATGCTGCAAGGCGAAGAAGCTATTAAGAAAGCTTTCAAGAATGAAAAGGTCGCTAAGAATTGGATAGAGTTAGCGAATAGAAACTCTAAACCTGATTATCAATTGCCTGAACAAGTCTTTAAGAAGCTGTTTGATGGCTCCGGCGAAACTGTGGCTGAGTATTGGGCAAGGTATGGAAAAGACCAGACCGGAAAAGCCATTGCTAAAACAGCAGGTGCAATCCTTGATGCATTCAATAACTCTTTCAAGAGAGGGGTTTTAACTTCATCATCATTTGTATTCAATAACAGATTTGGCAACCAAATGATGATTATGGCAAAATCTAATCCTGTCGAGTATATTAAAAGCTTTTATCAAGCAGCAAAACTTAAAGACTACGAGTTACCTGCCGAAGTGATTGAAAGCTCTTTACTTGAAGCTGTTGAGGGGTATAAAACTAGACAAACTTACACTGGTTGGCAGTCATTAGATAATTTCCTAAATCTTTGCGGAGGGCATACAATTGATACATCCACTTTGAAAACGATGAAAGCTGCTTATGATAATGGACTTCACTTTAAAGTTATTAAAGGTAAAACTGTTCCCAAGAAGATAGTTGAAACTCATAATGCTAAATCATTAAGTGCGGAAGCTTTGAACATTTGCATAGGCTTGCCAAATAAGGCCTTTAATAAAGTTTGTGATAAATTAATGAAGCTTAATGAGAAGATGGAACGCTTTGAACGTAAACAAGTCTATGGCATTAAAATGAACAGGGTTAAAAAGGATTTGGTTAAAAAGACCGGGCAAAGTATGATTTCGCAAGAAGCGTTTCTAAACCACATCAAAGACTACCCTGAACTTGAAGAAACAATGGTCAAATTTATTGAAGATACTCTTGGAGATTATAATAACTTCAATAAGTTTGAAAAGAAAGTTCTTAAAAGAGTTGTACCTTTCTATTCCTGGTATAGAACTATTACAAGACACACATTGACCCTTGCAAAAGAAAATCCTGCCAGATGTGCAATGATATTCCTTGAATTAGAACGTCTAAAAGAAAAAGATGAAGATTTAAAAGAGTGGCAGCAAGGGGCATTAAGAACTGGAGTATATGACAGCCGAAGCAACAAAGAATTGCTTATAAATAAGACTGCTCAGATACCTTACAGCACGTTTAAAGAGTTTATTGATGAGTCAGGTAAGGGTGGACTTTCTCCTGCGATTAAAAAGCCTATGGAAGCCGTTAGAGGTAAGCAATTCTTTAATGACAGTGAAATTACTAGCCGTAGATATATGAAACACACAAAAGGTTGGGGCGAAAAAGCCAAACAAGGTTATTTAGATAAGAAAACCGGTGAATTCAAAGAAGGTAGTTTACCATTATCACCTCGGTTGAATTATCTTGGCAAAGAAGCTTTAGAAACTGTTTATCCTGCAATGCGTTCACCATTATTAAAACCCGAAGCAACTATTCAAGGCTTGGGCAACTTAATTGTTAATGGCGGCTACAAAGAGCCTGATAAACTGTATGATGCCGATTTATGCGGTTATAACAAAAATGATAGGTTTATTGGCAAAAACAAGAGATATGCAGCTAATGATACGTCCTCATCCACCAAAATGATTAATAGGTTCTTAGGACTTTCTTTACAGAATAAGCAACCTCTCAACAAAGCTGAAAAAGAAGCCTTGAAAGAAAAATATAAAAGACAATACAAACGCATGTATGATTAACCAGCAAAGGGGATAGAATGACTATTACAGAAATTGAGTATGGTTCAATAGCTTCAAGTAAGAAATTGAACGACAATTTTAATGCACTAAACAAAGATATTCAAGACCTTGCAGAAAGTTTGAATACAACTAATGCAAATCTGGCAACAAGTATTTCTACACTAAATAAAAATATAGCTAAACAAATAGAAGATATTAAAATTTTAATAACAGATGTCTTTGATATTGGTGCACCACAATTATCTCTTGACGGTTTATTGCCTGATAATTGTGTTTGGTATGAAGGTGCGGAGGTTTCAAGAGAAACTTATTCTTTATTATTTGAAAAGTTTGGTACTACCTATGGAGAAGGAGATGGAAGCACCACTTTTAACCTGCCTAACTTTGTAGGAAGGGTGCCGTGGGGCGCTACTGACT